TAAGGACTACCTTGTCCAAAAAGGCGGTGAAAAGACTGTTAAGATTGTTGAAATCTTGGCCAAAAATGCGGTCAATGCCGTGGAGCAGGTCGCATCCGAAACTGGATACAAGGGCGAAGAAAAGCTGGAGCAAGCACGCACTAAAATCCGTGCTGAGCTCACCAAATACAACATCAGTATGACTGATAAAGACTTAGATACTTTTATCGAATCATCGGTCAAACAAATGAACGATGCCTGGAAAGGGGAGTAAGGATGGGACTAAATCTTGAAACAGCTATTGCTTGGATGCGTGCTCGAAAAGGGCAAGTATCTTATAGCATGGACGACCGCAATGGCCCTGACTCTTATGATTGCTCAAGTTCAATCTACTACGCTTTATTGAGCGGAGGAGCCGTCTCGGCTGGTTGGGCAGTCAATACAGAGTATGAGCATGACTGGCTCAAAAAGAACGGATATGAACTCATCGCAGAGAATACTCCATGGGATGCTCAACGTGGAGACATCTTCATTTGGGGGCGCCGTGGATACTCTAGCGGAGCAGGTGGGCACACAGGAATGTTCGTCGACAGTGATAATATCATTCACTGCAACTACCGATTTGACGGAATTACTGTTAATGACCATGACGACATTTGGCTCTATGCTGGACGACCTTACTATTATGTATATCGTCTGACAAATCCATCTGCAGCTGCCGAAGAAATCAAAACTGGCTGGCAAAATGACGATACTGGTTACTGGTTCGTTCGTGCTAACGGCTCCTATCCAAAAGACCAATTTGAGTACATTGAAGAGAACAAATCATGGTTCTACTTCAATTCTGCAGGATATATGGTTGCTGAAGATTGGGTGAAACACACTGATGGTAAATGGTATTGGTTTGACAAGGATGGCTACATGGCCACTTCCTGGAAGAAAATCGATGGTAAATGGTATTACTTCAATCGTGATGGCTCTATGCAGACTGGCTGGGTTAAATACTACGAGAAATGGTATTACCTCAATTCAGAGAATGGCGATATGGTGTCAAATGCATTCGTCCCTTACAACGGTGGCTACTACCTCATGCTTGAAGATGGTCGCTTGGCCGAAAAAGAAAGCTTCAATGTTGAGCCAGATGGGCTCATTACCACAAAATAATTTTTAAAAAATAGAAAGGAAATTTTCTAAAATATTGTTCTAATTGTAACCGCAGGCTCAGGCTTGCGGTTTTTTGTTTGCTCTGGGAAGTACTTTCTAAAATAAAAAAACTTTAAATTTCTTTGTGTTTATTGTTGACATACGTCAACACTCATGCTATAATATAATCAAGATAAAGAAAGGGAGAGCGAAAGCCCTCAAGGTAAAATAAAATGGCACAAATTAAAGATGGATGGCACAAGGTTCATGAGAAAGACGTTTACGTAGAAAATGGGAAAGTTGTCCGTGGAGTAACCAAAGACGCAAACAACTCAGAAGTCACTTGCTATCCTTATGAGTACAGCGAAGACCACGGCTGCTGGATTAACATTTCTGGGGAAGTAACTCTACCAGCTTATAGAGCAGGTTACAAAAAAGGAACTATGTGCATGAAGTAAGCTATTAAGAGGTAGCTAGATGAAAATTGACACGAAGAAGGTAGAGATGGCCTTGATGGACGAGACCATCCCTGCCAATCTCTTTGAAAAAGAGTTAGGCATTTCGCGCTCAGCAGTTACTCGATTGCGAAAAGGAGAGCGTGAGTTTAAAAATTTCACAATTGATACTGCTGAAAAAATTCAACGATGGATAGATGAGAATGGATCAAATTAGATCACACCAACCGTAGGCAATAGCTTGCGGTTTTTTTTGTTTGCTCTGGAAAGGTTGGATTTAAGATCCAAGCTATTTCTCCGAAAATACTTTCAAAATTAAAAAAGTAATGATTTTTTTTACTACTTTTTTAATTTTTTACGAATAGATAAGTAAGGAGAATAAATAAATGAAAATTTTAAATATTGAACTTGTGAGTATAGAGCAGACTGATTTGGGTTTTGAGCATTGGGTAGAAGTAGCTTATAACGTACCGATACTAAAGAATGAATACAAGGTCAAGCTGTTGTTACTTATGGAATGTAGGATAGAGGATCAGGAAGTCATTGAATACCTAGTATCAACTTGGAAGTATCGTGATTTGGTCCTGCATTCGGTAAGAATGTACGAGATGGAACGAAGTGATCGCACATAATACCTTGCCCCAAACTCGCCCCAAAAGTTTTTTAAAGTTATCTTTATTTATATGAAGAAAAAAATAAAAAAGCCCGTAAAATCGGGCTTTTTGTCTGTATAAATTCCGATAAAATCGGTATTATAAGGCGGTAGACGGATT